TTTCCCAACTTGCCGGCTGGCTAGGCAAACAGAAAACCGTTCTGCCGCAAACTGCCTCAGCATCTTCTCTTGGTAATCTCGAAGTTCTATCGTCATAAGACCGTTATCGGTCATTACAGTACAATAGTTATTAGCAAAATAAATTATGTCTTTTGCACATTTTTTAATTTCTGAAATCTCCATCTGGGTATATTCAAAAACAATGTTGCCTTTGCGCAAGTTTGGATTGCCGTCGTGAAATGGTGTAGACTTACTCTTGTACCCATCATCAATAGCAATCATAAGCTGCTCTACCTTTTTGGAGGTCCAAATATTGGATTCTTGTTGCTTACTAACCTTTAGTTCAAATCCTGCCGGTTCTGCTTGTGGTTTAGCCATTGTTGTTTTGTGTATAGTGTCTTATAAGATACATTCTTGTCAATCTGATACAGCTATCAGCCAATTCGTGTGTAAAATTTCAAATTCTACCCCATCTAATTCAATGCTAGTTCCTTTACCAACATTTCGTAGAACAATATCACCAATACTAACTTGGCACTCTTTTGGTGTAGATATTACTTTACATCTTCTGCCCCATTTGTCTAAAGTAACTATAATACCACCTTTAGTTTGTTCTTCTTTTGGTAACTCCTTAAGAAGAACAAAATCATTAGTCATTTCCATCATCTTCTTTGCTTTCAACATCTTGGGCATCCTCAGCTGCAATAGTATTCTGGAGTGCTCTCATGAGATCTTTAGTACCACGTGACTTAGCACCACCCTGTGCTTTTTGAGAATCTGTAGCCGCTGAGCCATTGTTTTGATAGATGTCGATTTCACGAGCCATCTTCTTTGCATTTTCTTCAATTGCGACCATATACATAGTTTGACTCTTAATTATGTCTAACATGGTTCTTTGAAGATCACTTAATACTTCGAACATCCTTGGAGCAACATCACCTTCAAATATCGTATCCATCAGCTTATTGATGGCACGTTCACTGTTATCCATTTGCTTGATGAGAGCACCTAACGCTTGATTATCAAGTTCGGCTTTAGCCTGAATGTATTCTTGTTCTTCTATGATCTCCTCACTTAAGTAGAACCTAAGAAGCTTGTCCATGATTTTCTTGGCTTTCTTCTTAGCTTTATCTTCTGCTGGAGTAACTTGATGTTCTTCCTTTACTCTGGATAGCTGTGGTGTTTCACTTAAACCTGGGACTTCTGCTGGTAAATCGTATCCTAGCAAATCATCCAAACTTGAACGAACCTCTTCCTTGTCTTCTTCCTTCATGCTAATCCTTTGTATTATATATTATGTTAGGAACTAAGTTATATTCAAAAGTGACTAAGTATTAGTTATCACAGTAGTGAGTAATTCTGGAGAGGCGTTATCTATAAGCTCAGTCAAGTGGGTATCTCTTACAACATACTGGCTTAAAACTAGATCATGAAGTTCAACTTCAATTGGAGTATTCCAAATTCTGATGTTTGTAATATCAGATTGACAAGCGATAAGCTTCCATTTCTCGTCATTGGGAAGTATGGTTTGAATGTTTGCAGTTGTCTTAGAATATGCCAATGATAATTCCGCTGTTCTTTCTGGGTTGATTGTACCTGATGTTTCACCACGGCTATATATAAATAAGCTAAGCTGTCTTGACTTATTATTAATGTTAATAACAAAAGCGTACCATTCGTCTGAAAGGAGCTGAAGCCCTTGATCAGATAAATCGTAACTATACTGAACACCATCTATAAGAACAATGAACCAATTTAGAGTTTGTGTAATACTGAATAGTCTATCAGAATCAGAATCATATACTAATGAAGTATTACCTACTTCTTTGTTGAATTTTGGAGTTCCTAATAAAACTGAACTCATATAATCTGTTGCTAATGTAATGTCACTTCCAGCTATAGATGTAATTTTATGTATACCGTTATAGTCTTGAGTTCTAGAAATTACAATATAATCACCAATACTTATTAGTGTTCTAGGATCAGTTGGAAGCCCAGCAGTTTGAATAACGGCCTTTCCGCCAGCATCAATTATTCCAGTAATAAGAATGTTACTTCCAACTGGTGTAAGGTACTTAGGTCTAAACCAAGAAGTGAATGCTCGACTTTCATCTAAGTCCCATCCTTTCTTATATCTATATTCTATAGTTTCTTCACCCAAATTCATAGACGAAAGGTTGTAATGATATTTAGAAATGATAGTCCAGCGGTTATATAGATTCTCTTCTCTAATTAAAAGCTTTCTATCAAGTATACGTCTTACATAGTCATTAGCTAATGTACCAATAGTATTGTACTGATTTGGCTTTCGAGTATCTTCATATTCAATATCCCTAGCAGCACCTAGCTCAGTTTCTACACTTGAGATTAGTCCGTCAACTTCTAATTCAATATTTTTATCTGGGAACTGAACTGCAGTCCTTCTTTGGTATGGAACTAGGCTTACTCTCCAATATGAACCACTATATAAAAAATCGTCAGCCTCTGCTATTGCATCTACCTCGTACATCTTATTCATGTACTGTTCAAAATAAAGATAATCTCTCATCTCAGGATGCGAACCAATGCCGAATATTTTTTCAAATGCTGATTTAACTATATGAACCTCAAATTGTACTGGGAAGTCCATCTGCATTGGGTTAAATTGAATTTCCCTCGTAGGTAATTCATTATCAGGAACTAATATCTTTACTTCAGATGCTTGGATCACATCGAATAGAGTGTACTCTGTTAGGATAACATCTGCCGCTCTTTGATCTGCCTTTGTTTTATAATACTTAACACAAAAACCAAACATATCTGAAACGACAGCACTCATTTGATTATAAGTCTGCACTGCTCTTGATACGTCGTACGGGTTCCAAGTTGAACCACAGCAATCTATGACCAAGTTCTGTGCACCTGACTGTGCACCACTATCACAACAGTCAATCTGTGGTACCTTACATATTACTCCGCCATCAGTAACTATCTCAAGTGCAATAGAAACGAATTCTAAATCGCAATTTCCGAACTGTTCATACTTATACTCGATCCAAAACGGTTCAGTTGGATTTAATTGTATGCCTTGCAAATTAAGGTCAGATAACTCTACCCAGTCAGAATACGAAATACCGTCTGTACCCCACCTGAAAGTTTTGTTATAAAAACAAGAAGTATCCTCACCGAGAACTTCGTCAGTAAATCCAATTACTTCTACTACGTTATTGTAAGGTTCTTGTAATGAGATTAGTATAGCATCTCCGTTTTCATCTGTCTTTGTGCCCTCTACCATTATGAATTAAGTTGTTGTGAATCTCCAGTACTTCCACCTTCAGATTTTACACTATCTGCTATAACATAAGCACCAACGAAAGGCGTAAGTGCTGCGAAGTATGCACTAAGTGCCATAAGATCTTTCGTTTCAATCACACCGTAAACTCCAATTGCTGTCCACATTACTATAGTCAGATACATTATTGCTTCACGTTTACTTGTCTTACCACTCGTAAAGATTGAAGAATCTTTACTTTGACGATATGATTCTCCAAACATATAACTCATGATAAAGCCAGTAAGTGAAAGGAAGTACGCAGCTAAGTGTGTATAGTTCGTATCGAAAAAGAAGCCTAAGACTCCCAGTCCAATCCAAAGTAACATTACTAGGTATGTCATACACTCTCGTTTGGAGTCACAGCATCTTCTAAAAATTCCGGTCATTACAATGTATATATCTGACTCTAGTGCAAATAAAAACGAGGTGCTAATAGCACCTCGTTTTTTGTAAAATATATGTACGAATTTAATCAGTATGAACTATAGTCAGTCTTTACTAATAGAATTGGATTGTCTGATTCAAGTTTTGAGTCAAGCGTTTCAAGCAACATGTGTGCGTCTTCTGAACCAGCCAAAGCTGTTGCCTCAACTACATCAAAGATTCGAGCAGCTGTTCCATAGAAATATGGTGAGCGATTAAGATAACGATTAGTTAGCATTCCCATCTTGATAGCCTGCTTATTAAATAGATCAAGATCTTCTCTAAGTAATATCTGTGTCATATCCAAATAACCTTCTTCAATGTAATATATGAAGTTAACAACCTCAGCTGTACCAACTTTAACAACACGAGTAAACTCCTTTTCTTTAGAAGTATTAAACGATAGGAATTCTATGTTAGGTAAACCTTTAACTATTTGCCAAAGAAAGAACAATGAATTAACAGCAGCCTTATCGCCTGGACGGAATGACTCTGCTTTCGTCGCAATCTTTTTAAGTCTTAATGAATTCTTTATTGCGTACTCAAAAGAATTCTTAGTAATCGTATAAACACTATCTTCTATAGAAATATTCTCACATTCTCTTGTGAGTGTTGATATTAGAAGACCATCAATATAATCATAACGATATAATGTAAACTTAATGTGTGTTGGAATGCCTAGTTCAAAATCTTCAGTTTCAATCATAACCCATTTGTTTTTCTAGATTATCTATTGATTTCTTTACTTCTTTAGGATTGAATTTAAGTGCTTCTTGAAATTCACGATTACCAATTTGATTGAGCTTTAGATATTCATTCACCACTTCTTGATTAGGATCCCATTTCTTCTTAACTGATTTCTTTGATACTTTCGTGTAAATAAATCCAGGAACTCTATTAAATTTAGAACCTACTAGTCTCCAACACTCAGCGGTCCCAACAGGATCGGTCTTGAGAGCATTGAACATATTAGCTTGGACTGGAAACTTACAGCTAAACATTCGGTTTAACATAAATGAGTTTTTGCTTTTGTCGTAAGCAGTTAGTTTATCCCATTGTTCATCGGTACCAAATACGACTTTTAGATAATCAAATAATTTTAATGCCATCTATATAGTTATTAGAATAATGTTCCTTTTTGTTTACGATCTGAGATAAATGACATCCCAGTATCAACATTTTCTTTTCCGAATACCGATGAAGACATTCCAGGATTATTATCTTTGATCCATTTTGTTCCAGCTAATAGTTTTTGCATAGAAGTTACTTTCTTATGATCTATCGTATCTTTACCAATCTGCAACTCAATAGATTTGAACATTTCATCTAAGATTCCTTCAGGAATAGTCTTTGAAGATAAAATCATTAAGTTGATATTACTTCTGATATTCGTTAAAAGAAGTTCTTTACTTACATCAACTATTTTTAGCTCTCGTATTAGAAGGTCTGCCATGTCATTAAGGCACCCGTCCTCAAACAAGTACATATAATTGAAAGGTCCGTGTAGAGTTATAAACGATTCGTAAATAGTAGCAGCCATCTTATCACTCACGCCGTAAGTACGTTCCTTGCCACTCTTTGTTGTCATAATCTTAGAATAAGCTGGAGCTACGTTATCACCCTTATCTCCAGTTAGAACTTTCTTAAACATAAATTCATCTGGGTTCTGTTCTATAACTTCAAGATTCTTTGTAGTGATTACATTTCGTAATGACTTACACATTTGCCCAGCACCTACTCCATGCGATCTTAGAGCAGAAAAGAAATCAGTTTCAACTTCTACAGGTTTTTCTAACCACTGTGTAAATCCTTCATGGACATATAGCTTATTATGCGCTGGAGTATAGAACACTGTATGTGCATTATTCTCATTTTGACCCACGAGCTGGATCATATCTCGGTCTCCAGTCAGAATAACTACAGACTTATCATTTGATAGAACCTCTGTATTCCATGCGTATATTAAATCATCACCCTCGGCACCATCTACTTTAGATATTGTCACTCCTGCTTTCTGGAGCAATTCACTGAATGTTGCGGTTGCACTTGTAAAGTTCTCCCAGTTGATTAACTTATTCTGTTTACGTGTTCCTTTGTATTCTTTCTCTGGGTAGAAATCCTTTCTCCAAGATTTTGAATCAAGTGTCCAGATTACTGTATCAATTGCTCCATCAAAAAGACGGATTTGATATGTTAGGTCTGTTGCTAATTTTCTGATATATGCTTCAACATCTTCATCTGTACCTAAAATGTCACCACCTTTAAAACTACTTGGGAGAACGTGTAATGTTCTAAACAAAAAATAGTTCCCATCTACGATTAATGTGTATTTGTTCTTATTCATATTTATATACTTTATTCAATAACAATATAACAAAAACAATGTTAATTGAAATATTTTGTCATTATTTGTTCCTCAGCTTCTCGGCCTGATTCTCCAGTATTTCCACCTTTTTTTGCTAGGCTATAAAATTCTCTGAAAACTTTACCTAATTCAGCATCGTTTGGAAATTTAGCTATTGCCCAGTCTAAAAATATTTTTGTCATTTTCATCCTTCCTTTATTATAGTTTGCAAGGTGTAAATACACGCCAACATAGATATAACAGGGTCAATGACCTGTAGGCGTTGTGATTGGTATTTAGATACTGTAACAACTATCTGAGGAATTAATGGAATGGACGATTGTCTTTCCTTCTTTATGAAGTCAATAAATTCCCCACCTAAAGATGATAGAATGTCATCACATCGGTTGGAATAGTTCGATACCATATACTCATAGCTTTTTACTGGGTCAGTCCCATCAATGACAAGATCATACACATCAGAGAATAGTGAACTGAACTTCTTAATATCTTCAACTGTTATAAGTTCTTTACCTTCTGACTTAAAGCCTTGAAGTGTATTTAGCATGTTACGAAGATCTGGGAATTTTCGTTTCACTAATTCTACTGCTGCGTATTTTTCTATTGTTATATCCTCAGCTTTACAAATTTCAAGTATTCTAACAATATAGCCTTTCATAATCTCAGTCTCCTCATCTTTACCAAAATCGAAGTCGATCATTTCAAATCTTGACTTAATTGGATCAGGAACCTTATTGATGTAATTACACGTTGCTACGAATCTTGCATTCTTTGAGAACATATCCATAGTTGCTCGGAGTGCTTTGAAAAATTGGTCAGATACTCCGTCTATCTCATCTAATATAATTACTTTCATTTTTCCTGGCTTGTCCATAATACTTCGGTTAGCACAAAAGTCAGTAATTCTGTTTCTTACTACATCAACACTAGTGTCAGTTGAAGCGTTGATGTACATATATGGATGTTCGAAGTGTTTCACTAGAGCCTTTGCGGCAGAAGTATTATGTGATAATATGCTGTCTGTATAATACCTATGATTTGTACCAGCAGGTAGCTCTAAATCATACATTTCCTCAGAAGTACCGTCCTTATAGATATCTTTAATGATAGATCTACCTTCGCTTACCACTATGCAATCACCAACGTTCAAATTCTTTATGAAAATTTCATTGTAATTTTCATCAAACAAAATGTGATTATCTGCACCGCTTAGTTTAAGCCCATCTTCAGTAGTAATAGTCCATACTTCGTATGGTATAGTCTTATGCGAAGTTGCTATATCTTCCCAGCCGCTATCTGATAGTACTTGATAATCATTAATTTTTTTACTCTCTATAAATTTTTTCATATTATTTTAGTTTAAAAAGTTCATGCATTTCTCTAATGCTTCTGTTTTTGAGTCATTCCATTCGCGTTCCCATATTACAAGGACCTCATAACCTTTATCGTTAGCCAATTTAGCTTTTCTTTTGTCGTAATCCCATACTTCAGTTGCAGTTTTACCGCCTCTAATAATGTCAGTTTCATTATACATGGTAGGATTACAGTGCCAATAATCTCCATTAAATTCTATGATCTTTCTCTTTTCTTTATGAGTAAAATCATAAGAACATTTAATATCTCCTCCATTTATCCACCTTTCTTTTTTAGGAATGTCCATTTGCAATTCATTACAAATAGATTCTATCATGGAAGAAGCAAACTGACTTGACGGTGAACGTCCATCTCCATAGTTTTCAAAATTCTTTTGTAATGCGATTTTCCATTTTCTTTGCCGTTCTTCAAAAATTTTAGTACCTTCTACTTCACCGTGTTGTTTGATGCATTTCTCTAAAGTGAAAGTAGCTTGTCTTTCTTTTACTAATGCTTTAGCCTCAGTTTCAGTGTGTCCTAATTTCATCCAGTATTTAAACTGCGTAGTACTCATGGCATCATATTTTTCTGGATTTGCTTTACGTTTATCTGCAAATGCTTTACCTGCTTTGCTTTGGTGCTTCTTCACAGCAGCTGTGGCTTCATCTATAGAATGACCTCGCTTCAACCAAAAATCAACATTATTTGGCAGAAGTCGCATATTATAAATCTCCTCCTCTGAGAACCCACGTGCTAGTAGATTTTCTTTCGTCCCTTTAAAATGGTTTTTGACTTGTTTTGCAATACCAGATTGGACAATGGACATTTGCTTATACCCATCTTCTTCAGAATAACCTCGCTTCAACCAATAATGAATTGAATTTGGTCTGTTATACTTAAAGTTTAACTTCATAGCTGCGATATAGCTTTCAACTAATGCGGGTGGTAAAAACGCATTAAATCTATCTATGCGTTTAACTTCAGGTTTATTAGTAACACAATTATCATTAATACAGTCGATAATAGTATTTCTACTATATCCTCTCTTTATCTGGAGTTCGGCCTTACATAAGTTACACTTGGGTGTAATGTCTGAAGTAAATGTCTTTGCTTTGTAAAAGTATTTCATATGTTTTGTTTTATATATTCAAAACTTCTAATGTTTTATGGGAAGCCGGGATATTGGCCTAAAGCATAGTATGAAAATCCCTAATAGACATTGTTTCAATCTTACCTGTGATTTTGTTTTTTACTTCTATTAGACTATCGCCAATGACACATTTCCCTGTTCCTGGACTTCCATGGAGCAATAGATGCTGATATACACCCTGCTCAAGTTTAGCTCTTACTCTTTTTGGAGTAACGAGATCATTTATATTTTGTGGGCGGTATTTTTCTGTTAGTAATAAGTTTTCTATGTTCTTCATTATCAAAGTTATATTCAATAGTTATATAGTAAGTTCTTATAGTAGTTTTATGACCTAGATAAATACTATAGATGATACCTAATAGAAAGCATAATAAGCTCAAGATACTTCCAACGACTTCTGTTAAATCCAGAGTTGAACGTTCTACGAAAATATTCAGGAGAGTACCCATTACTCAAAATAAGCACGTGCCAACGATAGAACCTAAGAAAGGTTTATCATTTCCTAAACGTAACCCACAAATTCCAGTTACTTCAGTGAAACGAATCTGGAACGGTGAAACGGTGTTCGTAATCGGTGGAGGCCCATCACTTAAAACTGCAGAATGGAATAAGTTAGCTGGGAAAAAGACCATTGCAATAAATAAATCATTCATTACCTATCCTAATGCTGATGTATTATATTGGACGGATAGCAGATTCTATTCTTGGTACACAGAGAAAGTGAACGAATTCAAAGGATTGAAGTACACTATAAGACATAGTAATAATTATACTGGAGATATTAATTTACTAACACGTGGACGAAGATATGGACTAGAAACTAGGACTGATACATTAGCACATGGTAATAATAGTGGGTATGCTGCTATCAATTTAGCATATCATTTAGGTGCCAAGAAAATAGTTTTACTTGGATATGATATGGGAATAGTAAAGGGTGAAAGTCATTACCATGATGGCTATCCAATTAAGGCTACTTCACATGACATTTATGAAAAGCAATTTATTCCTGGGTTTCAACAATTAGCTGATGATCTAAAGAAGGAAAAAATTGAAGTTTGGAATGCTTGCCCAACGAGTAACTTATTCGCCTTTCCAAAAATTAGTCTACAGCGTGGGCTAAGTTTTACTTGATTTACTTGCATACTTCATAAACTCCTTCTGTTCTTGAGTCAGAAGTGTTTTCATATGCTTAGTTAGATTCCTAGAAGAATCAACAATCCTACGATCTATTATGTTGTTTTTAGAATTGTGTGCTTTAGTGCACTGTATACAAACAAAGTTTTCTACTTTATTTGGAGAATCAACTCTACACTTAATGTCTGATTTGCATACTGCGCATTTCCAATCTATTAGACCAGCGTCAGCTTCCATTTCTCTTAATGTAGAAAAGTCATCTGTATAAGGGTTCCAATAAGACTTCTCTCTAACCTTGCCCCAATTATTCATATCCTCAACCATGAATATGATTTCGTATGTTTGTGGATCAGCTTTAATGAATTTCATAAATCCATTCTCCTTAAGCAGCTTTTGCTTTTCTCTTGGGAGGTTTTCTAATAGAATGCCGTGTTTACGATTAAACCAACCGAAGTTGATAGCCTGTACGTCATAGAGGTTAAATTTGCCAGCTGATTTGCGCCAACCTCGGTTTTTCTTTTTAGCCATCAGTTGATTCAGCTGACAGCTGCTTCTTTAACTTACCCTCTTGGGCGTTCAGCTCTTTAATATCTTCATTACTATCTTCAATGTCTTTCTTAATCTTAGCAATCTTCGTATCATAAGTACTTGCATCAGTTGACTTAGCTTGATCCGCTTCTACTGCTTCTAGTGTTTTCTTCAAAGAAGTGACTCTTGATCTTTCAGATTCAATATTTTTATTGATAGCTGCAATACTTGCTTCTATCTGAGATTCTTTATCTGTTGGTGTATCTTCGACTTTCTCTTTATTGGCATCACTCTTTGCTGTGTCTTCTGCGTCTGTTTTTACTTTTTTCTCTTTATCAATACTTGCAGCTGCTTCTTTATCCTCTTTAGGATTAGCTTCTTGTGTTGCTAAATCCTTTGTAGCTTCTTGTTTAGCTTTTTGTAGTTTCTTAACTTGTTTATTAATTGCTTTTGCCTCTGCCTTACTTGCACCCTTTAATGTAACTTCTGCAGCTGATAACCTTGCAGTAGTTTTAGTAACTACTGCCATTGCTTTTAGGCCATCCGTAGTTGCAGCATCATCGATTGATTGATTTAATGCACTTATAGTTTCATCGTATGCTGCTTTTTTTGCATCGCCGGCAGCTTTAACAAGATTCTTCTTTTCAACTGGAAGCCCTTTGCTTTTCTTTATAAAGTCAACATCGACCATCGCCTTAGTAGCGAGTGCCTTTTGCAGTTTCTTCCCAGCAGCCTTTACTTTACGGTACTTAAGTGGACTTGTAATTGCATCAATAAGTCTTTCAGTTAATGAATCTAACTCATTAGAGTAATGTTCATTTGATTCTGAAATTATAGTAAAGGTCTCGAAGTTTAGTAATCTGCTCATAGTTGAGTTATTGTTGTTGTATTATATATTGAAACAAAAAAAGAGGGTTCCTATAATAGCTTAAAGAGTAAATTCCCACTATTCCAAACTTTATAATTATTGCGAGTATACATATAATCGTCTACAGTTTCAGTTAGCTCTATATCTTCTATCTTATGTCTCATAAAAGACATCCTATTATGTCGCATTCCACTAACAACCCAATGATAACCGGGAGTGGTCCATTTGACATATTCAAATCCCGCTTTAGTATAACCATTAGATTTGGTATTAGTCCAATCACAATCTGAGTATGTTAAAATTTCACCAGTATAATTCTTTTTGAAGTGTGAAATTATTTTGCTAAATCCACCAGAAATAGAATATCCCATTTTAGTTGACATTCTTAGAAGTTCATACTCAGCAGTACTATTACCAGATATAGCCGTTCTTGGTTTTCCAAATGTACATAACATAATGAGTTCATCGTTATATTTTAATCCAATCTTTATCTTACTTCTTATACTACCATACAAATGATTTTCATCCATGAATGCTTTAGCTTCTTTAGAGTCAATTATAGAAATTTCACACTTTCTTGCACCAACTCTAACTTCGCTCATTCCAAGCTTATGCATTAATTTAGATTTGATGATCTTTTGTTTTGCTAGGTCGTTCCAATGATCTTCCCAGATCTGTATCAGATCATAATCTAAGGCTTCTATTGAGGCTTTCTTTAATTTGTGGTATGGTTTATCTTTTCTAAGTTCACTATGCCAATAGACTCCGTTATATTCAATACAAAGTTTATGATCTGGTATAATTACATCGATTTCAGATCCAAGATATTTTCTATTAGCTTGTACTTCACCATCATATATAGTTTTAATGAATTCATATACTTCGTTTTCACCTTTGCTCCTAAACCGATTTATTGGGTTACATGTTCTACATGGAGATTGCTTAGCACGTAATAACATGTTTAGAGTATTTCGCAATACTTTAGTAGTAACAGTAGTACAAGTATTACACTTTAATTTGATGTAATTATTTTTAACGTTGAGTATTTCTACATTATGATCTTTGCATTTATCTATAAGTACATCTAACTTTTTCTTTTTTGTTGCTTCTGCAATATTAGCTCGTATTTCTGGAGATTGCATTGGATTAGTATAACCATACTTATCTTGCATTGTCTGTATAGCTTTATCAGACCGGATGAAATTAGTTGTACCATGTCGTTCTATACATGTCGTTTTGCGCTGCTGTGCAAGTTTTTCGTTTTTGAGTGGACTATCAACACCATATAGTTCAATTAGTCGATCTGTGGCAAACTGTCTAGATTTAGTACCTGACGATAAATTTGATTTAGCCCCGTACTTATCTTCGCATGTGTTTTCTCTACGTGTAAGCGAAGCATCCCAATCAATTTGCTTAGAACTCTTTGAATTAAGATCAGATCTCCATTTAGAAATACATTCTTTGCTAGTACAAGTAGATGCGTAACCCTTAGATATTTTATGGAACTTACGCTTATGTTCATTGCACCATGTACATAGTGTATGTTCTTTTGGATTAAGTAGAGTATAAATTGCTTCGTTTAAAGAATATTCCTCATTATCTAAACCAGTATGCTTAAATACATTTTCTTGTAAATCTGTATCATAGCGCATACTTGTCATTGCACCTTTAGGATTTTCTTTATACTTAATAATGAAGTCTGAAGTATTCATGGTTCTGAAGATTTAATGTATATATCAAAGATACAAAGTAAAAAAAGAGTGAAATTATAGTAAAGGTCTCGAAGTTTAGTAATCTGCTCATAGTTGAGTTATTGTTGTTGTATTATATATTGAAACAAAAAAAGAGGGTTCCTATAATAGGAACCCTCTTTAGATAATTATTTAATCCTACGATTAGATAATGTCTACATTAGTGAGTTTAAAGTCCATAGTGTAATACATAGTCTGAGGATGGAACCCAGCTTCAACCAATGCAAATCGTGATTTAATCGCAATCTTCGGTGCCATTGTACCTTCAGCGATAGTCTCTACAGACTCAGCCATTAGATACGGCATGAATACCAATCCTGGTGAATTTCCGTCACCTTTACGTCCAACAGCGATACGTGTATCATTGAAGTCTCTGTTTGGATCAACATAGATAGTAACTCCACTTACTGCGCCAATTGGATAAAGTGATCCACCTGCTTGGTTAATAGTATTTGATAGTGGGTAAGGTACAAACCCAGATACATCTTGGATAGCAGTTGCCATTTTTCCACCAGTTACGGCGAAGTCAGCTGGACCACGTCTTCCACGAGTACCAATAAGGTTAGTTGCAGCAAGAACCTTTGTAAGGATTCTTCTTTGCAATGTTCCTTGTGTTTCACCACCTGCTCCAACTGTAACGTTTCCTGCATTAACAGTTACTACTGCTCCAGTGTTATCTTGGCCCAATGTGATTGCTGTTGTTCCAGGAACAACTGCGGTGTTGAATGCTGCAGATAGAACTGTTCCAGTAACAGCTTCAATTTGAGCTGCGTTAGTACAACCTAGTTTGAAGATTCTGTCAAGAATCAGTTTGTTAATATCCTGAGTAAGTTCATTTACAAGAACTGCCTCAACTTGAGCTACTGCATCAATTCCAAATTGCTTAAGGTCTTGGACTTGCTCACGTGTAACAGCGGCTGCAACTTGGTAAGTCTTAGCAGATACTGATTTGTTGACAAGAATCAGTTTGTTAATATCCTGAGTAAGTTCATTTACAAGAACTGCCTCAACTTGAGCTACTGCATCAATTCCAAATTGCTTAAGGTCTTGGATTTGCTCACGTGTAACAGCGGCTGCAACTTGGTAAGTCTTAGCAGATACTGATTTGTTGAACAATGATAGACCAATAAGGTTATCTGGTGTAGATTCACCAACTCCTCTTTCATAAGGGTCAATTGATGCTACAGATCCAACGCCACGGCTACTTAGTTCAAATCCAGATCCAGAGAATCCAGTAATATGATCTTCAAGAGCTTTTACAAGTTCTGCACCACCATCCCATGTTCCGGCTGATACAAGTGATCGGTCATCTAACCAGAAATCTTCGCCAGCAACAATTGCTTGGTAGATTGCTTCCGATCCGTTTTCACCACCTTGTGCGTATGCGCTTCCAGTCCATCCTTCTACTCTGAAGATTGGGTAACCATCAATACGAGATAGACCTACAAAGGTAAGCTTGTATGATGCTTGTGTTCCGTCAGCTGCCTGAGCGTAAAACACTTGGTCTGCTGCAAGAGCAGGCTGTGCACTGTTAAGTGTTAATGGTGCCTTGATCATTAATGGTGCTGCTTTAGAATTTAATCCTCCAGCTGCTGCCATAACAGATCCACCAGCGTATACAAAGTCCAAGTAAGTAAGAACTCCCATAGGTCCTTGCATTGGTACTACTGGTACAAGATCAAGTCCTACTGTCTGTGCTGCAACCTGCATAGCAAGTGGAAGTAGTGAGAAAGGTCTGTCTCCTGAGCCGGGAGTTTGGCCAGTAAACTGATTCATTGTTCCTGGCTGTCCAGGAAATTGTGTTGCTCCCATTCCAGGAACATTCATGTTCGGGTTAAGGTGAACAGTATTGTAGACACTTTCATTAAGGTTGTGATAATGGCAATACTTTGACATCCAAGCTAGCTTAGACTTTGAAGTAATTCCAGTTGACTCCTCAATAATCGGTCCCCAAGTACTTTGTACCTCGGCCTCGTTTATAAGTTGATTAGCGTACATTTTAATTTTTATTTTTTTCGCTATTTTCTTAACCTACTGTCTTTTGCTTCTTAACAGTTGTGATTATGAATTATATATCAATGGTCTATTGACCTTTTTTCTAAAGCATAAAAAAAGTGGATCGATTAAGATCCACTTTAAGTATAAATAGTTAAGAATTATTAACGATTTAAGCTAAATTTCATTTTGCTAATAATATCAGCTCTTTGTTCAGCAGAAATTGCATATTGGTTTTTAACCTCTCCACCTACTGCAGTTGAATTTTCATTAAGTTTTTCACTTATCATTTGCTTATCTCTCAAATCGCGCGTTGCCCAGAAGTTATTAATTTGATATGACGTATCAACAGGATAGAAATTAGATTCTGCGATAATTTGAGTTTTTCTAGCTTCAGATAGTTTATTCCATTTATCATGATACTTCGCTGGCATATCATCAATAACACTTGGTTTGTTTTCTGCAACCATGAAACATGATTCCCAAACGTTATGTATCATCAATAACACTTGGTTTGTTTTCTGCAACCATGAAACATGATTCCCAAACGTTATGTGCATCAATAGAACTCATAATCGTAGATTCATTCATCTTAGTGATTACTCTACCTTTAACATCTTCCGTTAGTGCTTCGAACTCTCTTTTCTTACCTTCACCTAAGAAGTTTAAAAACACCAATTCACTTACGTTCTTAGCTTCTGCCTTTGCAATTAAAGAATCAATACTTTCAGTCAATGAATTTTTATATTCTTCAGCTTTTTCTGTAAATTGAACAGATTCAGTTAATGCTGTAACTTTAGTATCATTCTTTTCCAATAGTGCTTTGTCGTATTCTTCGTTGATCTGCTCAGCCATATACTCAGCGTAATTAATTCCTCGTTGAACTCCTTCTTTAAGGTATTCAGCGTATGCTATACTTTCATCAAGTTTTACACCAAGATGCTCAGCATATAAAATTCCTTTGTTAAGTCCTTCTGCAAGGTAATTACCAAATCGTATTGCTTGGTCAGCTTTCTCTGCAACTTCCTCAGAATACTGAATTCCTTTATCAGCTTTATCTGCTACATGTCCAGTGTATTGAATACTTAAATCTAGTTCTTCTCCAAGGTATCCTGTGTATTCTTTAATCAGCCTTAAGTTTTCTGCGAGGTAATTAGAATAAGTTACATTCTTCTCTTGAGATTCATCAAGACCTTCTATACTTTCAACAATCCCATTAACCTTTTCGGCAATAGTGTTAGAATATTGAATAAGTTTTTCTAATTTTGAATTATCTTCGGTAGCTGCTGCTTCCTCTAACTTTGTGATTTTATCCTTTAAGTATTCTGTATACTTATTAAAATCCTCAGCAAGTACATATTTTTCATCTCCAGTCATTTCTTCTGATTTTGTTTCTTCTATTTTATATATCGGTTTGTCTATTTCGTAAATAAATAAATTGTCATTGTCAAAACCATATGACTCATTTACTCTTGATAATTCTGCATTTTCAAATCCAGGATCTGCAACTAAGTCGTAAGTAAACCATCTCTTGATTTTAACTCGGTTATCTGAACCAACTGTTCCTGCTGCTCTTGAGGAAATGTGAAGCGGAATACCATCTTCGATAAGTGCTTTTGCTTCCTTGCCTTTAGTAGTATTTAAAAGTCGAATTCTACCTCGTACTTGTTTCTTCACTTCATCGTAAGTTAACTCTTCGATAACATGAGATACGTTTGATAAACTAATATCAAAGTCTTTTGGATGATCAAGTTCACCTAGAAGCTTTTTTGTCTTAACTTTAGCTTGTAGTTCTTTGATGTGTGGTAACACTTCCTCAACTTCGTAAATCCTATTATTCTTATTCTTAACTCCGAGCTCTGTGAATATACCTTCTAAAATTACACTACCGTCAGAATTTGTAGTTGCGGCTAAATCCGCCGTAGATCTTTCTAGTATAAGTTATAAGTAGGTTCTTAACTCCCATGTTTGTTTATTATTTGTTTTATATATTATGTAGTCTTCTCTGAAACTAGATTGTGCTAGTTCGTATTCTAAAATTATTCAAATTCATCCATAGGGTCAGGTTTAGATTCGGCCTCAAAATCTTTTTTGTTAGCTCCTAGCAGTATCTTTTCTATGTCCTGTTCTGCAAACCCTTCTTTCTCTAGATCAATTCGTGTCATTGATCTAGCGTTAGCTTTTAGATCATCCTGAGTAAATCCACCGTATCGTTTAACTAACCAAGGCAAACTGAAATATGGAATTTCTGTCATTTCTGCATCCATTTCACTCAATTGAGTCTTAACGTTACCGATAAAGTCAACTCGGCGTGTCATTAATTCCATTTCTTTTAATTCTTCGAATACATTATCTTTTACCCAATTTAAACCAAGCCCAGATTTAAAAGACACATCATCCTGAAGTTCAGGATGATTAAGACACATTTGAATATAAAGCGGCTTAACTAATATTTCCTGGAAGATTGATCGTAAACGGTTAATAAATTTAGCAAATTTAATTTCATCTCTCATCATACCACTTGCTTCCAAGTCCCAAACAGAACCACCTTCTCTGTCAAATCTAGAGAATGGAATTTTTGAAGCTAGTTTTAATCTATCTGAGAAATATGATAAAGATTCTGTATCGCCAAGATCTGGACCGTCACCGCCAATGTTTTCAATTTCAGGTTGCTCGCCATCTTTAGAGGGTAACCAATATTCCTTATTGAATGGCATCATTGGATTTCCATTCGTATTCATTTCACCACTATCGAAGTCGAAGTCAACAACTTCTCGGTAACTATTCATAAGAGATGCAAGTGATTGCTTAGCTCTCGTTTTAGATTTACCACCAACTGGTATTACAAATTTGGTTTTAAAGGATGCGTTAGTAACAGCCCAGATAATTCTGGTATGTTCCATAATCCTCAACATATTGAATGATCTAATTAGTCTTTCAATATATGATGTTCTTTGTGGTGAGTTTACTTGGGAATAAGATATATAGATTACTTGAGAGTCCCACAGATGCTTTTGTTTTATACCTCCGCCAGGATATTGAGTCCACTGTTTCTTTCCCGTGGTTGTATCAATCCCTGGCACTAACGACTGAGGATCTAATTCTTTAAACCCGATTACTTCTGTTTGATCATCGTTATAAACAATCTCAAATGCAATATAACCATCGACTAACCATTTTCTAAAGTAGTTCCAAATACTTAGTGCATCATTAAATCCAAAATAGTTATATATATTATTGTATACATCTCCTATTTCTTCCTCTATTGCATTTGAAATTTGACCACTGAAGTTACCATACCCACAGTAATTAGATTCATCAAATACGATTGCTTCGTCGCACAAAACATCTAAGATTTCTTCTAACTCATCTTGAACTGCAAATGTTCTATATTTTTTTATCTTTTCAGCGTATTGCTTATCAAAGAATGAGATATTCTTTTTAAGTGTTGTATCAGTTAATGACATAGCCGCGAACGGTGAATAAATGTCATCTGTATCATTACCCATCGGATTCATCGTATATCCGAATTGGTTTTCAGTAAAACCGACTGCGCGTGAATTACGTATGACCATGTCATCGTAAGCCATGCCTAGATTAGATAAATCTTTCAATGCCTTAGTAACAGGATTGCCTCCTGTTAGAGGTCCCCTTCTATTTGTAAATCCAGCCATATGTTTCCTTCCTTGAGTTATATATCAGTGTTGTAATAAAGCGCTTGAGCTTGACTGATACTTTTTCCGACAAATCTATTTTCATCGTTAGCAGCGGCGATATACCAATCTTCGTATCCTAACATTCTCATATTTCGTATTCGTCCAAGTTTATATTGATGAACACAGTGTTCTAAATTGATATGATTACCATAAGCATTCTTTAAGTTATTCCAATTAAATCCTGGGAGAGGTGATTGATTTCTAGGCTTGCCTGAGTAAGCAAGATTTGATTCTATCACATTAGAATAACTTTGCCAGATTCTATCTAGGAATGTTTTCCTTACAGCGTAAGGTAAATAATGCAAATTCAAACCCAGTTCGTTTCCATCTGTGCTTGGGCCTAGGCCTATTACAATTGGATTGGAGTCATAGGATATTGGTTTAGGTGTAAAGTACCGAAACGAATACATCTTTCCGTACTGGAATCTTCCAGAATAAGTGTCACCAAGGATGTTAAGTTGAGATTGGCTAGCTTTAGATGCGCCAGATTTTCCACCGTTTGCCTTCGTATAGTCAGATATGCTTTCCTTAAGACTATCAGCCATTAGAATATTTTAGAATCTTCTGTAATCAGCATTACTTTGAAGTTGGCCAATTTGCCAGCTTTCTGTAGTGCATCGTTCTTACATAAGTTTTTGACATACTGTTCGTATATCCACTTATAGTTAGCCATAGTTTTTGGAGTCTTGCGCTTTGGTTCTTTTGG